AACGAAAATATATAAAATTTGAGAATAAATGAAGCTGTAAAGACTTAATTTTACTAAGTTTTTATAGTTTTTATTTTTATTTATTTTCGTAGATTTTCAAAAAATGTGGACATAATTGTGGTCAACGCCATACTAATAGACGGACAAAAAACCGCTCATTTGAACGGTTAAAAGATTTCGTTGTCTGACTTCATTTCAGCCAAGACAGAAGCTGTCAAGGTCTTCTCTGCGAGCTCTCCTTCTTCAATCTCTTCGGAAGTGTAGTAATAGTCAATGATTGGACATTTCTCTAAAATCTCGTTGTATGGTCCTCTGACAACGTAGATATACTTACCTGCCAGACCTTTTGCAATATCTTCTTCCAACTCTTCTATCAAGTCGGAATAATCATAAGAGAATGTGTATTTGCCCGAATCTATCCATTTCTGGACTTTTATGATTGTTTCGAGCTTCAGATTCTCTATTTTTCGCTCATCATTTCTTACCCTAGTAATTGCTGAACGACTAATACCTATTTCGCTTTCTAAATAATTTGCTGGTATAGCTTTGTTCATTAAAACTAATTCAACTCGTGCAGTGTTTATTATCATTTTAGATTACATCCTTCTTTGTCTTAAATCCCTTATAGTAACATTTGATATCAACGAATTTCAATTTACTTGCTTTGACATTAACAATTAAACGACCATTTTCTAGGTCATGATATTTGTTGTCTGCTGAATGATTTGATAAGCGAATTTCGTATTTTCCGAAATCTTTATACGCACTATCTTTCATGCTAGATAGATACCAACCATCAAGTTTTTCAAATGTTTGTTCTAATCTATCCATTTCTTGTGCGTATTCTCTACGTTGCTTATCGCTTCTATTGAAACTGCGTTTCCTATATGAGTTGTATCTGCTTTTTCCGTATGCCATTTTTACTTCCTTCTTTCTTCTTTCTTTTTTCACTTCATACATTTTGTCCCTTTTTTACGACCTGATCTATAAGCTGATAGAGTTACTTTCCCAGAAATGTTAATCCAGCAATCATAGTCTTTGTTGTATTCGTAAGGGTAGCAAGCTATTTCAGAATTGTTATTGTCTTTAGTTATTCCACGGACAACTTTCCCGCTCTCTACATACACTTTTTCGTCATAAACCATGTGCCAACCATCTTTAATTTGTGTCATTTTTACTTCCTTCTTTCTTTTTTTTAATTAAGCTACATCCCAAACTTTTTCAGCGATAAAGTAAGTACCAATGCTGTCTCCGTCAGCAATAACTTCAATTCCGTAGTAAGCACCAACTTTATGCATTACTTCGTTGAATTTCACTTCTTTAGCAAAGTCAAGAACTTGAATCATTGAGTATTTGCCAGCTTTACGCATCTTTTCCTCAACAGCTTGAAATTTAGTTAAGCTAGTGTTTTCACCCTTGGCAGCAGCCCAAGCCATTTTCATAGCTTCAGAGATGTATTCGATAGCTTTACCACCGAATTTCTTAACTGCTTCTTTAGCGATTTTCCATGCTTGGCTCATTACTTGTGATTTCATTTTGTATACCTCTCTCTTTATCTTATGTATACATTATATCTTACATGTTGACATACGTCAACACTTTTGATAAATAAATTTATATTTTTTTGCAAAAAAAGAGAGCGATTGCCCTCTTTTTCCTAAAATATAAGTCCTCCTATTAATATCCACATTAATATAAATAAAATCCAAATAACAAATCCAATCATTTATCTAATACCTCCACATCAGCTTTATCTTTATTTACCCATTTATTTATATATTCCAACACTTCATCTACCCAATCATCTCCATCAATATCAAAATTACCTTCAATAAATTCAATTTTATCTTTAATTATTTTACTTGGATAAACATCAACGCTTCCATCTTCATTTTTAACTCTTTCCACCGCAGGTGCTAATACAGATACATTTAAAATATTAGAATCATTATACCACTCATAATTTTTATAAAATCTCAACAAAATTCGATAATCATTCTTACATAAAATCTTAACTTCCCAATAGAGTCCATAAACCTTCTTAATACTAAAAGTATTAGTATATTCAAAAATCTTATCACTTAAATATTTTTGTTTAGCCCAATGATTAATAATCTGATTTAATTCATCATAGACTTTATTAATAAAATCGTTTCTCATATTAAAACACCATTTCTTCTATTATTAATCTTTAAACCATGTATAATAATCATTCCACTCAATATAGTTAATTAATTCATTAATATCTACATTTTTGTGACAAGAGCAAGGTTTAGTTTCAGGTGGTTCTTTTCTCAACTCAATAATAGTCATATGTAATTTATTCAAATACTCATCATGTTCACGTTTTTCAATAATTTTCTTGTCAATCATACCGCTATGCCAAAACTTCTTCATATAAGTCCACCAATTCTATATCATTCTGAGCGTCACATTCAATCTATTTTTTTAAAATTAAATTTCTAATTACATGTAAATATTATATATCTAAGAATTATCAAAACCAAAAAAATAAAAACCCTGACCAAAACTCAGGGTACAGTTATAGAGATTTATTGAAACGATGCCAAATATTACAATAACTATCATAACACTTATCTATGATAAAAGCAAACAAAAAAGCTATGAGATAAACCCATAGCCTTTTGTCATTTTTTATTGAATTTGTAACAAGTAGAGGACGTGCTAAAAGTATATTAAAGCAAAGAAAAAAAGGTATGGTAAATGTTAATTCAGAAATAAAAAATGGGTTGAATGGATATTTATATTATACCACATTTTTAAATTTTAGCAAATAAAAAACCTCCCTCAGAACGTATCTGCGCTTATTCGTGAGAGGCCATTGATATATGTATATTATAGCACAAAAAAATAAAAACGCACCAGACCCCGTAGAGTTACTGGCACTCTCCTAGATATATCATAACACAAAAAAAGCCCCAGCACAATGCTGAGGCTTCGACCACTACTGCCATGGTATCCCTATTGCAGTGTGAGGGGAGGTGATATACTCCTTTTCAATTTATAGTTTTCGTGGTCTATTTGTAGTAGTTTACCAAGTCGTCCTTATTCCAGCAAGATAGCCATACTGGACCAAACTGACCAAATTCAAATTGACGCCAGTAATAGCCACCATAATAGCCACCGTTTCCTGTGTCCGTGACATTTACTTCATCACCAGAGAATGAAAAGTACATACCAGCTTTGAAATCTTGGTCTGCACCGTCTGGTAAGTCGTTACCGTTGGCATCAACCCAGTTAACCATTGAAACCGGGACCCCGTTCTGAAGCCAATCGAATCCAATTGGTGTTAAGTAATCACATCTAATCTGCCAGATTCCATTAACGTATTTGACTTCATTGGCTTCATAATATGCCTTCTCTTTTGTTACTACTGCTGTATTAGCTTTGTTATTAGTCTGTGGGGCAGAGTCAGCATAGCGCCAAACTTCGATATATGCAGGCTTATTAGCTGCATAGTAATCATTCCACGGATACGTATTGATAGCTTGTCCTACTGCTCCTTGAGTTGAATAGTCGCAACTGATAAAGTATGTAGCATCCATCATAACACCGACATGGCCACCAGCTCCACCTGAGCTAGACATATCAGTACCCCAAGACATCAACACAACATCACCAGTTTCAGCATTCCAGTCTTCGTTACGACTTATACGATAGAAGCCATTATTTGCTAGTTGTTGTCCAAGAGTTACAGTCGATGGCAACCCTTGGATATTAATTCCTGCCTCTTTCAAGACTCTAGACATAATACCCGAACAGTCACCAGTTCCATCAGAACCATCACGAGAACCAAACATCGAGTAAGTGATTTTTCCTCTAAGGTTAACCATTCCATCTACTAGTTTTTGTTTTACGCTCATACTATTTTCCTTCATTGTCATCTAGTGGTTTGATGTAAGTCAATGCTCGTTCGCTGTCAGCAATCCCCTTAGTTGTTGGGTCGGTAACGATTCCGAGAATAACCAATATCATCAATAGAGTACTGATACCATCTTGAATATTGTGTGGAATATCAAGTCCAAATTGTCCCAACATAACGAATACTGCTGAGATAAGAGCTGATAATGTCACTTTATTTTTTAGTCGCAATTTTAAATTAATCATTTTCTTCTTCCTCTTCTTCATCTAATAGGATGAATTTTTCTTTATCGATGTTTAATCGAATATACCTGTCTATGTAAGGGAATTTAACTCCCAAAGATGACAGGTTAGCCAATATACTTGAACCGTATGCAGCCATCATGGCATATATGAAAGTGTCTATCACGCTTCCTAAATGCATGAAAAGGGCGAATGGGTAAAATATTATTACAAAAAGAGATGTAGCTAAATGGCTTACAAGCCCTTTTCTAAATTTAAAACTTGAAAGCTCGTGAAAAGCCCACGCCCTTGAAACGCCTAAAACAATATCACTTCCAATCATTTCAATCAGTAAGCATACCGACAGATGCTCGTCAATGCCATGCTCGTAGAAAACTCGAACGATGTTTAAAACTTCATATAGGCCATCTGGTTTCTGCATTGCACGCACCTCTTACTACTCTTGTGTGAGCTTTGCCAAGAGTTCGTCGTCATTAACCATAGCGGCGATTAGTTCTTTTACTTTTGGTTTTAATACTTTTGGAACTCGTTTAAATGTGTAGTTATCATTAACAATATTGATGGCGAATAGTTTAGCAAACATATCTTTTTATCCTTTCTCTTTATCATCAGTCAAGTCTTCATCAGTCAACACTTCTTTCTCGTAAAGTTTATCAACGATATCCATTAACGTTACTTGTACTGTTTTTGATACATCTTGATGTTTCTTAATTTGTTCTTCAATTTTGTTAAATTTCTCGTTTTCAGCACGTTGAGGGAAGTTTTCTTGATAGATAACCTCTAGTGCTTCTTTTAACAAATCAGTATTTGATAAGTCGATTTTATCGACTGGCAAAAAGACGGGTACGTAAGCCCCGTCTCTGTTTTTCAAAACTACTTTTGTCGCATAAGCTGCGCCGCTAGCATCATATTCTTTCGATTTTGATTCGTACTCAAATTTCATTTTATTTTTACCTTTCTTTTATAGCATGATTGTGAGTTGACCAGCATAAGACCATCCGTTTTTGGTTGATAAAGCTGTTAAATTACAACCACCTTTGTTAATTTGAACGTGTGTGTTGGCAGAACCATCAATTGACCATGAAGCAATAGTTAACATATAGTTTTGAGGAGATGTAAATATTTCTTGTGGTATAGATGCAAACGTTATATATTCACCATTTCCTTCGAAATCATAACGGATTGTCAATACATCTCCAACCCGTTTATAGAAACTATTATTGTATCCTGCATACTGCCATCCAGTATTGATTAGATTAGTGTTATCGTTTCTTGCAAACTCTTTCCACGGCTCCCAATCATCAATTACTTTCGACCATCGATGATGCCTGAAAAATAGCCGACCATCATTGCTCCAGAAAGTTTGAATGGCTTCTTTATAATCGTCAGTATTATTTCCATTGTAGCTGTAATGGAATAGAAACCCCCACTGACCATTAGGATTTCCCGGTGCAGATGGGCCTAGGCAGTATTGTCCCGGTTCATAAAGGTTGTTTGCATTGCTAACATTCCGTTTGGGACCACCGTTGTTATAGGTTAGCTGGTACTGTTGGATAGGACTATCATTAGCATAAATATCACCAAGAACATCAAGAGCACCAAACTCACGTATTTTTCCAACACCTAAACCTTGTTTGTCATAAGAAAGCACCACCCTTTCTACAGGGACGTCAACTTTAACACTTGTGCTAGTAAATTTGTCTTCTAAAATTGCCAACACTTGCCATGAATGTTTGGCACTATATTCCCCTGCTAAATCAGCAGATTTATTGACTATACTTGAAACGCCAATCCATTCACCAGATGCTGGTCCATTGTCAGTTGTGTAATCATTCTTACCATAAGGCGACACTTTGAAAGTAAGTTTCATGGTGTTTTTTTGAACGCCGTTAATGGTCAGTGGTGCTATCTGTGCATTTCTTAGAATTTCTAAAGTACTAGATGTTTCACCAACGCGTTTTACGTCAATTTTTAGTGAGGGTGCGAAATATTCAAGAATAGTAACTGTTTTATCGAATGGCTCGCTTTGTCTACCTCGGCTATCAGTGACAGTTGCTCTAATGGTAACTAGTCCATTAAAGTTCATATTACCAAGCGTTCCTTCATTGGAATCGACTGTTTGATTGTAACCAACAATTTCAGCTCTATAGTGTTCGATTGTCGAGCCATAAGCACCAGTAGCACCATCAAACGACACTCTTATATTAGATAGCGTCTGGACGAAGTAATCTGAGCTTGAAATGATATTTCTAGCTACTACATTAGTATCCGTCAATGATATTCCAGTTAAGTTTGGTCTGACATAATCTGGAACATTTAGGAATATGGTTTTAGTATCGCTAGCCACTTCTCGTCCACCGTCGTATGTAACTACAGTAAGTTCCCCTCGACCATTAGTGTAGTTTGGGATTTCATTACATAACTCTATCGGTGGTGTCCACGTGAACGAATCTTTGACATTCTCGCTTGTGATTTTTTGATTAAAATTACCATATTTGACCCAGATTGAGTGTCTGTAACTATCTAACTGAGGATTAATCTTGATAGTGACAGGACTTCCGATTGTTGCTGTAACATCACTTGTTGTACTTCCTCGTGGGATGTCTGTTAATGTAAACGACACACCACTTATTGTTAATGTACGAGGACTCCAACCACCTGATCCATTAAACTGTGCTGAAAAAGAGAAAGTTTTTTTCCCGTTGAAATCATGATTGATAGTCACTGTTTGGTCTATCAATGGTACTGTTTGATACCAACTTAGAACGCTAGGTGAACCAGACCAATTCAAACGTTGACCTTCAAAATCGATATAGGCACTACATGAATACTGAGCAAAAGTAGTTGTTGTATTTAGCAGTGCTAATTGAAATCTAACCTGACTTGTATTGGCTACTTTGTCTTGACTGACTTGGTCAACCCACATCCTAATTCTATAGCCTCTATCATTATTACTCCAAAATTCAGCCAATTATTCTCCTCCTACATATCTAATGACAACAATATCTGGGTCGACGTGGTACGGCTGTTCAATATATCTACCAACTTTGAGAGATTTTTTGACTACCCCACTATTCATCTCAGTTTTACCTTCAGAAATAGTCATTGTCGAACGACCTGCACTAAAAAATGTAATACCACCATCGGCATTAAGCATAATGCTCTTGCTACCATCTTGTTTGCCGATTACGAACCCTTCGTTAGAAGCACTCATGTATGTGTCAATGAAATTCCAACGTTCCGTCATTTCTTTAAGGTCTTTATTGATGGCATTCAAGCGCTGTTGAGCATTTTTCAAATCTTGCTCTGCTTTAACACGTTCTCTTTCACTTAATTCAAGAAAATCATTGTAATCTTTAATCCAATTATTTACGATATCAGCTTTTGCTCTAGCATCAATCTCAGCTTTGAGGATACTATCCTCTTCGTTAAGTCTGTTGATCTGTGCTTGTGTCATGGCAGCATCAGCTTTAGTGTCAATCTCTTCTTGTAAGTCCTTAGGTGAAGCTTGCCATGCTCTGTCAGTGGTGCCTTCATAACAGTCTAGTTCTCCAAAGAATAGCATAGACGTTTTACCGTCAGTCGTTCCATTGTTATCAACTCGAATGAAACCTTCATCGCAATCTCCAGAATTAAATGTCAGATGCCATTTAACAGCTTGTGTTACTGACGGTGATCCATTAATTGTTTTGACATTCACAACTTTAGTAAACGTCTTGTCTTTTTCATTAGCCTTACGTCCAAGAAAATAGATAGTAACACCTTTGATATTTCCAGTCGCAAACGTTTGAATGTTGAATGAGTAATCAGTGTTTCGTTTAACCGGAAAACGTAGCGTAGCCGCTGGCACTCCTGATGATGATGAATTAAGCAAGAATAGTGGTTTAGAGTCATTGTAGTAAAAATCATGACTTGAAATGGACAGATTTGAGTTAGGTTGAGGTGCTTCCCAATGCCCCCAGCCATCCAGATTTTTTGGAAACGCTGAGTTGCGAATGAGATTTTCACCACCAACTGAGACACTGCCAGCCGTGTCATTCCAACTATAGTCAGAAGGATTAGTACTATCTTTCTTGATGAAATTGGTAAGTACGCCTAGGTAGCGTTTACGTCCATTCTGGGTCAAACTGAATCCTGTTCGTCCATCTGCACTATCGGCATAAGCAAAGTGCACGTAAGGTGTTCGTCCGTCTGCTCCAGCTTTACCGGGAACACCATCTTTACCGTCGCTACCTTTCCACTTAGACCAGCGATAATCTTGTGGGTTATTACTATCAACTTCATTGAAGTCTTGGTACATTCCGATGTATGGCTTGCTGACATCTGTTTGACTAAAACCACTACCAGAAATAGCGTCAGCGTAAGCGATATGGGTATATTGCGTTCTTCCGTCAGCACCCTTAGGTCCCGGGATTCCTTGTTCACCTCTTGGACCTTGTAAGCCTTGCTCACCTCGGTCACCCTTTGGTCCTTGTTCTCCCATCTTGGCAACTGAATACCCAGTCTCACTAGTATTGTCAGTATAATCCCAGATACTTTTAGTCCATAGATATTGTCCTGCTGGTACATTAGGTACTTGACTACTCCAGCCGTTCGTTGGTGCTACTGTCCCAGATGTTCCTACTGCATAAGTAATCGTGGTGTTTCTAATACCAACACCATCTTTCCCTGGTAAACCATCGTTACCATTATTCCCGTCTTTGGCAATGTAGGTTTTTTGGTAGCCTGTCTCACTAGATAAGTCAGTGTAAGTCCAAGCTGTCTTAGTCCAAAGATATTTCCCTTTGACCAAAGTTGGTAGTTGACTAGACCAATTAGTTGGTTGAGTATTCTCATTATCTGAAATGCCATAAGTTACTATAGTAGTTTTTATTCCTACTCCGTCCTTACCGGGTAGTCCGTCATTACCTTGGTCACCTTTCGGACCAGCTGCACCATTAGCTACTATTCCACCTATCGACAGCGTGCATCCAATTTCTGGTGTTGAACCATCTTTTTGAATGGCTTCTTCATATCCCTGTCGTGGTTGTAGTGGCCATGTACCATCAGACCTCTTGGACATACCGATAAAGACGTGACCAGTTCTCGACAACCATTTTCCGTTTTCCCATGTTCCGAATTCTGGAGTACCACCCATCCTGTTAAGTACATCCCTAACATCTTGGTCAACTTGATCTGCATCTGCTGCGGCTATCACGACAATGCTATCTGTAAGGCTATTTAGGTAGTCAGCAAATGTAATATTAACACCATTATGATTGAAGTACATTGTGATATAGGTATCACAATTTACAAACTCTTTGAGCTTATGTGTGGTAACATCAAGAACCCATACATTATGTCCTCGGCTATATACCGTTTGCTCAAAAGCATTAGGACCAGTCAGCTTAATTTCTGCTCTTGAACCTGCTGAATATGTATAGGACTTAACGAAAACCGTTGGTGCATCGGTACCATCATAGACGTTAGTTAGAGTTATATCATTTCGTGTTATTATCTTCATCGCTTAACTCCGCCCAGATTTCAATGATTGGAGTTGAAATACCATAAGTTCGCCAAATCTGCTCAATCACATCACTTGGACTTGTTGCTTGAAAACTAACTTGTGTGATTTCTCCTCCAAGCTCGACGTTGGCATAAAATTTATTTTTCATTATTGATTTACCTCGCAAGTGTATTGAGATTTGATATTTATATCAGAAGCTTTAACACTAATTGTCTTACCAGTTCTATATTGATTACCAGTACCGCCAAAATTAGCATCTAATACACCATTTTGGTCACGCTTCGACCACTTATAAGTATAAGTTTTTCCATTTGTATCAATTTCGTCACCAGATTGGAAAACTCGACAAGTAAGTGTTGTTTCACCAGAACCGTTTTTAAAAATGCTACCTGCTGTGCTCTCAATCGTACAAGTTACTGGGTCTGAGTAATCTAAAAGAGTAACAATTCCACTAACAGATGTTCCTGCTGTTCCGCCTTCACGGTCAATGATTACCGCCTTAAAACTTTGAGCATTTGTAACTGCTGATGGTAGAACCGTTAATACACCTTGAGAAGTTGTACGATTACCTGCAGGTACATTCGGTGTTTGACCTGTTGTAGATGAAGTACACAAGTGCCAACCTAACCCAAGATTTGAGTTATAACCAGCTGAGCCAGTTGAACTTACTGAACTGTCAGCGTATCCGAAATAAATCTCTTTATTTCCTTGTGATAACGTTCCACCTTTGTACAAATCAGCATTGATTGTCAAGCTAGCAGGCTTAGAGTTATAGAACGCTCCACCGTTTCCAGTATAGACGTTAGCAAGAACAGCCGACTTAGCAAGTTGTACAACAGTTAAGTCTAAAACAGCTGAGAATGGAACTTTTAGACCTGTGTTTGGGTCAATCCAAATACCTGATGCAGTAAATCGTGATGCTGAGTTAGCGAGTGGGACGTTGACTTTTGTTGTAAGTACACTATTTGCGTGACCACTAAGATATTCAGTATCTGTTCCACTAGTTGATGTAATAGTATTTGTTGTAGTTCCGTCAGTACGTGTCCAAGTAATATTTCCTGAAATACCATTGATTACAGAATCTGTACTTCCTGCTTTAGTAAGATTCAGGGTTAAAACTTGTGGATTGGTAGCATAGCTTGGTGACCATGTTTGAGCCGTTGCATCGTAAGTTTGAGTAGTAACTCCGCTTGCAGTAATGAAAGCATTGAGTTGCATACCATCTGATAAATCTGTGATTGTGATTTGTCCACTTGAGACAATTGACATATTTAATTCCTCCTATTAATTAAGCGGTTCGGCAGTACAGTTAAATGTAGCTCTTTGCCAAACATCGTGATTTGTGATTGTAATTGATTTTTGACTTGCTTGATGAGCAAGATTCCAAGCAGTATCTAATGTTCCATCAGCATTAACTTTAGACCACACATAAGCATATCTAGTGCCATCTTTGTCAATCTCTTTATTGTCTTGATAAAGTTTTGCTGTAAAAGTTGTATTGATGATATTGTTTTTAAATTGATATCCGTTAGAAGATTCGATTATTAAATTTATAGGACTTACACCGTCGTCCCCCTTAGGACCGATGTCGCCTTTTTCGCCATTTTTCCCATCTGAAACATCTGTGAATGTGATCTCTGTACTTGCTACTAACTCGTCATCAAGGTAAGCTTCAACAGTTACTTGTAAGGTATTTTCAAAATCTGTTGGTTTAACAACTAACTGATTACCAGTGCCGATGATCGAATCGCCATTTTTAAAGAAAAATATCGGTTGATAAACTTCACCGTTCTTTTCAAGTCTTGCTTTTAGCACGCTTTGACCTGTGCTATTTTTAAACATAGTCCCGTTATCAGTTGAAAGTTTCAACTCGTAAGGAATAGCTTGCTCAGCCAATTTAGTCATTCGGGATAACAAACTGTCTGAAACTTTGTTTTGAAGTGCTTGGTAGTTAGCAAATACTGTCTTATTCTCGACGGGATTAGTGAAACTAATCTGTTGTTCGCTGACACGAGCTTCAAGCATTAACATAGGAGAGAAACCGGTATCTTGGATTTTAACAGTGTCTCCAATGTCTAAATCAAGGAAACCATCAACTTCATAGGTAATAGATGGGTAACAGAATTTTCTTAGGTTTCTAAGAGCTGTCGAAATAAGCACATCTTCGCTGTCTGTGTCTATTTCCATATCTTTTCGAATCCAGTTATCGCCATTTTCTTTACCGGTTAAAATTGATGGATATAGTTCTTTTGAAATAGGAGCATATAGCGAACCATTTTCAAGATAAAACTCAACTTGCCCTTTATCGTTTCTCCACTCTTGTTTTCGTTTGCTATCAATAGTAAGTGCAGATGTGCTTTCAGAAGTAACTTCAACATCTATAGGTGGAATTTCTACTTTTTGCACTTCAACATTTTGAGTGCTAACTGTTTCAGTTTTACCCTCAACTGTTTTACCTTCTTTTAACTCTGGAGGATAACATAGAGTCTCAATAGCTCCTAAATAAGCACTGGCTGGATAGCTATTTTGGACAACGTATTGACGACCTGCGTAGTTTTGTTCCAAAACCGTAACGGTGCTTCCGTTGTTGGAAATAATAATTGAAACGTGTCCCCAAACAGACGTACCTAGATAACTATTGTATGCCTTGATGTTAGCGATAGCCCCAGGTTTTAATTGGTCAACACTTGTAGGTCTAACGACACTCCAACCAAATCTGTCCCAAGCATAGTCAGTACCAATCTTGGCGGCAGCCATACCAGCACCAATTACACCAGATTTACCTGTTACTCCTGCACCGAGACCGGGGCCACCTAGCTTCATAGAATACCAAGCTGCTAATGCATAACATTGACCGTTACCTACACGACGACCTTTTAAGCCTTGCATTTCGTTGAGGACGGCGATAACTTTATCGGCCTTAACAGTTCTCGTTACTGTTTGGTTTGGTTGAGTGATTTGATTGTCTGGCTGTCTCCACAAATCGTCTAGTTTATCTAGAATGTTTCCGTTTGAACGGTTGATGCCATTTCGGATATCTCGCATAAGATAGATATAGTGGTTATATCCAGCTGCAGCGTAATCATAAAGAGCTCCTCCAACTCGGAAGAGCCCTTTAGTGTAGTCTTCAATAGTCTGCTTGCCTTTGACACCGTACATCTTGCTACCACCACTGGTCTGCTCTGCAAGTAGATAAGTGTAGTCTTTCATGAAGTCGTCAACGCTAGCATAGTGCATATATGTTCCGCCCTCACTAGCTGGTCTAGGACTACCCGTGGTTACAACGACACCAGATGGACGCGTTTGTGCACCACCGGTCATGCCACTCCAGTTATTGTCACGTCTGGCTACATTAGAAGAACCCCAGAACGACTCAAGATAGAGCTGAGATATGACGCCTGATGGCAAAAGATTTCGCTGTATACATAGATTAAAGATGGTTTGAACCAAACTAGCACTCAACGTATGGCCTGCATAAGTCAAGTCACCTCCAGTATATTTCTTTCCAACACTATCCGATGGAATAACAACTGGATTTTGAATAGTAACCGGATCTGAAATTCGCTTTGTTTCTTTATTAGTTTCAGACTTCCGACCATAAGGTGTGATAAGGTTGTAAATCTGAGTCTTATCAATGCTACGCTTAATGCTTTTTATGTTCTTGTCATATTTCAAAACAATATCTGAGCGTCTGAGACCAACACCTTGATTTTTATCATCATGAGCCTTGTAAACATTTAAAACAAACTCATCAAGTTGACTATTAGCTTGTAACTTTGTCTCAAATTCTATTTCAGCATCAAAATTCCTAGCTAGCGAAATCAGTCGAGCAAGAGTAGTTTCTTGTCCTTCCCATTCTAGAGTTCTCTTTTGATCAGAAACCTCGTTGACACCAAGAGTCAATTTAGCGAATCGTCCCATTCCCCAGTCGTCAAAATACTCTTTGAATGTCATAGATTTTGATGACTTGTAAGCACCTCGATACTCTAAAAGTAATTCCAGGCTCAAATTTTCACAATAGCATCGAATAATATATTCATCCTCTTCAACCTTCATGACATTGAAAAGATACGACTTGCCCTTGTGTTTGAAGCTGACAAAAGCTCGCTCGTTAAGATATTTATAAGCAATCTCTACCTTTGAATCAGATTTAATGCTTTTCTTAAAAACCGAAAACTCAAAAACAGATGTCCCACTTTCAAGCGAACGAGTCCATTTATCGTTGAAAAAATTTAACGTGGATTGTTTTTCGTTGTCTATATAGGCTACTTTTTGCAGATTGTTGTCATGAATCGTTAGTAACATTAAATCCACCTTTCTTCAAATTCGATAGTTACGCTAGGCTTTTTCTTAGACCACGGAGATTGAATAACCTCAATTTCTGAGATTCCGGGAGGAATTACCGGCCACAAAGAACCGTCAACAATCTCATCCAAATTAAGTAGATTGTTAAGCGTTAGTGTGTCGTCTTCGCTATTAATAATAAGATTGCTACCTTGAATATATCTGTTAGGAATGTCTTCGAAGAAGGCGTTATTCGTTTTGATATAAAGCAATTGGTCGAAATAAGCGTGCGTCACAAATGATTTTGACGGAATGTTTGAAATCGTTAAGTGTATCTTTGCTGACTTCTTCCCTTTAATTTCTGGAATAGTGAAAGCGTTATAAGTTCCCCACCAGTAAAATGTAACTTTGTCATCTTCTCGCTTGATATCAGACCAACCACGCGGTTCATTGAATGGATTATGATCTTCATATTCCGTAGCTAGAAATGACCATTGTTTTAAGAATCTAAAGCCTCCATAACCATCTGAAGCTAAAGCGTTATATTCTGATTCAAGTCCTAAACTACGCTTGAATGTCTCAACTCCATACAGAAAATTACCTTCAGCATCTGATACTGTTAGTTTTAAGAATCCATATTGAGTTATATCCCCAGCCCAGAAAATCTGCCTCCACCAGATATATTCATTTAAAGCTCCAACATTACCGCTACTATCGGGTGGAATGTCAAGTGTTAACGACGCTGTCTGAAGCTGATTGATGTTAGCGTCTGGATTTCTCAAACCAATATGCGGTCTGTTCCAAACATTTTTAATTTCAAGTGTCCCATTTAAATCCTCTTTAACGTTAGTAATCCCAACGTTCTTAGCACCTTTAGAAAATGCCTGAGGAATGCGGTCACCCCTAAAATCGTAAAGTACTTCAGCTTTTGAAATGATTTTACCGTCAGCTTCTTCTGTATTACCAGCTTCAAACGCAAACTTATCACTTACAAGACCATAGTAGCCATTTTCAGCGTTTGCTTTTAGAGTGATTATCGGATAAGCATTCGTCGAACCTTCGTTATCGATAGAGAAAATCATTTTACCATCTTCTTCTCGATAGTCCGTAACACGCTTGTATGTAGTTGAATGTGCTACTCCATCAGGTACTAAAAATTCAATCGTGGCTTCGTCATACCAGTCAGAAATACCTTTGAGACCGACCTCACCTTTAACAAGTGCTAAGTAATATCGGTCAGGTTCAGTTGGTAAGTAGAGTTTAACCGCTTTTTTGGTGTTTAGAACTCTGGCAGCTTCTTCTCTCACACGATAAAACTGCACGTTGTCAACTGGTGCTGGTTCATTTGGATCAATAAATGTCATATCAGCTAAGTCTCTAGTTGCTAGGCTGACTGTGAGTTTTATTTTCTTAGCCCCTATCTCGACACGTTGGACGTTAACTCCAATCGATGGCGCTGAATCCGTTGAGATAGACCGTTCGTTTCCTATTTCATGCTCTACTTTTATTAGCTTGAAATAATTGGTTAGATCATATCCGTTAAATTGAAATAAAGCCATTAATTGAGACCTCTCATTCGTTTGTAAGTAAATTCTTGTGATTTTTGATAACCACTAATGTCATCTGCGGTTGCGTAAGCAAACTCACGACCATTGATATTGAGTGAGATTGGACGTCCTACTAAGTCAGTAATAAGGTCAAGCGCTTGCTCTAATCTATCCATTCTATCGTCGTCTCTTAATGACAAATCAACGCTACCACGCATATTACCCCAGCCAAAACTATCAAAGATATTATTGTCTTCGAACAAATCACGTGAGCTAATAGCGTAACGACTAGCAGTATCAACCATATTTTCAATTGACGACTTAACGTATTTAACACTTCTATCAATACCAACAGCCATACCTTGACCAATATAGATACCAACTTCATCACGAAATAAACGCGATGGTGAATGAATCATAGCTTTTGCTTGAGCTGCACGCTCTGCTTGAGCTACAAGAGCGTTAGCAGCAGCTGTTACTGCTCCAAGAGAAGCTATCATACCATTAGCCAAACCTTTACCAATCATCGCTCCTACTATTTGCATAGCACCAACGCCACCCATTGCGTGTGCTCTCGCAGCATTTACTAACGAATCAACTGCAGAAGATACAGCACCAACGGACGATTTAATACCATTTGCGATATTTTGCCCAGTCTGAGTTCCTGCTTGACGACCCATTTGAATCATGCGTTGACTACTAGACTGCACAGATTGAGCCATTCGTTGCATAGCTGACTGTACTTGTCCAGCTGCACTACTCATAGCACTAGCGATTCGTGGTGCGCTAGTTGCAATGCGCATAATTGATGACGTTGCAATATTAGCAGCGCTTGCTACAGATGTAAGTTTTGCTGGAATAGTAGAGATAGCAGCTGATAGTGTGGACATACCAGCTGTAGATTGCATGACTTGAGCGTTAAATCGCACGAACCCAGAAGCCCCCATCATCAAGGCTGGTGTCATCATGGTTAGTGCCACGTTGAACATTTTAAGTGGTATTGACGCTGTCATGAATTGTGTTGTTAACTGCATGAGAGATGAAGCAAACATCATGAATTGACTATTTAACATAGTTAGCGATGTTTCAACAGTCATGAAGCTGGTTCCTAGCATAGATGAGCTAGTAGCCATCATGGTGAAGCTTGTTCCCAACATAGCTGAGATAGAAGCCATCATCGTGAAACTAGTTGTTAACGTTGTTAGCTGTGTAGCTAACATAGTCATGACAGCGCCGATTGAAGTCAAACTAGTAGTCAATCCTATAGCTACTGTGCTGAACATATTCAATCCAGCAGCTGCTTGCATGAGTGATGGTACTATCATTATAATTTGTGTTCTGAACGTTGTGATAGGCCCTGCGATAGCAGACAATCCAGTTAGTGATTGCATAGCTTGAATTGAGAACGTGCTGAACGATGTTCCTGCTGAAGTTAGCAGTGATTGTAAGCTAGTAAATGCTGATTGTATACTTGTAGTCACGCTTGTGAAACGACTCAAACCAGCAACAGCGCCAGTTGCTGATGCCGACACTTTGCTCATACCATTTCCAAGTTGAGCCATCCCTGCACCAGCTTGAGCAAGACCTGCTGAGCTATCACTAATCGAACCAACACCATGAGCGACTGCCGCAAGAGATGCAGCCATGTCTCCTAAGTTTGTATTAGTAATCTTAACTACACCGTTGGCTAATTGATTGAAACCAACACCCGCTTTTTGAGCCGCTGTACCGATTGAGTTGAATACATTAGCTAGGCTATTCAATACACTACTGATTGCATTTCCTACAGAAGTAATTACGCTTGAAATACCTTCAAATGCTGACTTAATACCGTTTCCGATACCTTTAGCCGCTGTGCTGATTGATGTTCCGACTGATTGCACTACGCTAGCAATTCCTTGCAAAGCTGCACCAATTGCAGCACCAGTAGCGCTGATAATACTTGCAACGCCCTCCAAAGCAGATTGAATACCTTGGCCAATACCTTGTGCAGCAGTTGAAATAGCCGTACCAACTGACTGGATTATATTAGCAATGCCTTGAAGCGCTGCACTGATGACACCACCAATTGATGAAATAATAGGTGCAATTTGTGTTATCGCTGTAACAATAGCTGAAATGATTTGACTTATGATAGGCGCTAACGTTTGAACAACGGTAATGATGGCAGAAACCACTTGAGTCATTACAGGAGCCATTATCTGAACGACTTTAACAATACCTTGAATCAAGGTCATGATGACTGGTGCTGATGCTTGGATGGCTTGCACGATAACTTGTAAAATCATTGCAATTTGTGGACCGAATTGCCCAATTACTTGAGCAACTTGGACAATGCAATCGGCAATTATTGGAGCGATTGCCACGATAGCGTTAGCGATGATTTGAGTTACTGCAGTTATTGTGTTTCCAATAATTTGAATAATCGGAGTAATTGCCTCTGCAACCCCACTGATTGCAGTACCCAGAGCTGTGGCAAAACGACTGAAAGCGTCAATTACAGGTGACAATACACTCAGAATAGAACTAAACGCATTGCCAAACGCTGTAACGAATGGTGCTGCGTTTCCTAGAGCAGTACCAATCGCTTCTACTAATGGTGATAGCTTAGCCAGTCCGGGCGCAGCTTCACCGACTGCCTTGACGACAATTCCAAAAGCGGTTCCGAATGCTTCAATGATAGTTCCTGCAGCTTTGCCAATACCTTGGACGACTGTGCTAAATGCTGTACCCAAAGCTTTTAATATTTGTGAAACCCCTTGGGATTGAGTAGCCAAAAGGGTGAATGATGCCACAATAATACCAATACCAGCACCGATACCGACTGCGGCAATGGCTACGGCAGCACCGAATGAAAGCAAGGTTGCGGGGTTCAACCCTTTAAGACCTTGTAAAGCATATTTCACCCCTTGCCCAAAACCTTTATAGGTTTCTGCAATGCCTTTGAAAATAGCTGTCAAGATTCCCTTGATTGCATTACCAGACGACTTGATAACGTTGGATATTCCACTGAACAACTGAGTAATGGTTGATTTAGAACGACTAGCACTCTTAGCAGCTTGTTCTGTTCCTTCAGCTGCATCCTTACCAAACTTCTTGAATGGATTTAGACTATTGATGAAGTCCAAGCCTTTTAAAGCTCCACCTACCGCTGAAATACCAACCTTAGCAGTCACAAAACCTGCTGCTATTGCCAGTATGCCACTGGTGATCCCGTTGAGAACACTTTTAGGAATTGAACTTACAAATTTAGCTATTGCTGATGCAGCTTGTGATACCCACTTGGCTAGTGTCCCAAACGCCGTACCCAGTATAGATATAATCGTTTGCATTTCAGAGCTGTTAAAAACGTCAGCGAGTGACGAACCAAGTTTTTTAACGACAACCCAAACATCTTCTAAGGCTGTTTTAAATGCCTTGAATGCTCCTGTATCAGCGAATGAGCTGATAAAGTTGCTAACTGATTTAGTGGCAATTGTTAAGGTTCTTGAAATGCCATAAGCTATGTCTCCAAACACACCACCTAAACCTTTAAATAGGTTTTTAAAATCGATTCCTTTAAACGCTAAACTTATTTGACTTGCAACATATCTGAAAGCATTGGTAAGACCTTTTATTGCACTTGTATTGCTAAAACCTTCCCAAAAAGATTGCACGGTCTGACTTATGTCTTTAACCGTTTTATCAATACCTTTGCTCAGATTGTTAGCAAAGCTTTGAATCTTACTGTCGTCAATTTTGCTAAAAGCATCAATGATGCCCTCAATACCTTTGATTGCCTTTGCACTAAGTTTTTCAAAAACTGGTTGCAATTTGTTTGAAACAGTTTCGTAGAGACCACCAACAGCTTCATCTACTGATTTATATCTGGTGGCCAAATCTTGCATGGAATTACCAGCACGCTTGAATGCTTCTGTAAAGTCTTCGGTCTTTATTTCTCCGTTTTGTATTTTGGTGACAAGCTCATCAAGAGTCATTCCCATCTCTCTAGCAACAGCAGACATACCAGCTGGTGATTGTTCCATCATCAACTTAAAATCTGCCCATTGAATCTTAGGTTTTGTCATCGCTTGGACCATTTGTTGACTCAATGTTTTCATCGCTTGTTTAGGGTTTTCAGCAGAAGCAGCAAGTCCACCCATAGCTTTCACCAAATCCCCAGCATCGCTACGACCGATTGCTGCCATTTGCGAGAATGTTGTTCCCATGTCAGACGCTGAATAGATGGTTTGAGTTGCATAATCTTGCATCGCTTTCTTAGCTGATGCAATTTCTTTTTTCCCCCAACCAAGCTGACTTAAATTCCCATCAAATGTTTTCCAAGCCTTTGTTGAATTGTTAAGCTCGGTAATCATGCCACCGATACCGCTGGTTATAGTACTGATACCCTTAGTGATACCAGCACTAACTAAATTAGCGCCCAAAACACTTTTGAAAACTGATCCTAACTTAGTGCTTGTTTTTCCCAAGTTTTCAGCGTTTTGTTGTGCTTTTTTGAGCGCGCTAGACAGGCCATTGTCTTGAGCACTCAATATTGCTCTTACATTAAACGTTTTATCTGCCATCTAGCAACCCTCTTTCTTTCTTATAATTAAGATTATTTCGAGCTCGTTCTAACAGTTTGCTGTTAGTGATTTTTTCGCCCAAAACTTCACGAGCACGTTCTTTAGCATTATAGAAGTCGTCAAATTTTTCGAAATAATACTTTTTGCCATCTTTAGTTGTGGCATTAGCCAACCTATTCAGATAAGCAAGTTGATATATTTCTCTTTCTTTGTTCAAAAAACGTTTCTTATATGCTTTCTGATAGAGTTTCATCTCTTTAAGTGTCATTCTTCGTGCTTCAAGCAATGACACACCAAAATCAGCCATAGCATTCGTGATTAATTCCTCATATACTTCAGCTGAGTCTTGGTTATCACTCGTTGTTTTGGCTACTCTGTTGCTTCTTCCACTCGTTTCGTTGTTGCTTTTGTCAATGGTTGAGTTCGCAATGCTGATAAAAAATCATCAAATAGCGAGTCAAGATGTCCTTTCTCAGCTTCTTCAACGACATATTCTTCAATCCCTTTAACAGATGGTTTTTGACGCTCTGTAATTGTTGCTGCTTGAATGAGGTCAAGCAAAATTACTGGATTTTTTTGTTGCAAATCAACAACTGCGTGCTGTACACCAAAACCAAATGAAACGCCACCATCTGAGATTGAATAGCGTTTGTCAAGTTCGCGAATGAAATCAAATCCAAAAGTCAAAGTGTAGTCTTTTTTATCGATAGTGATTGTGTGCATTGTTTGTTTACTCCTATTTTTTCTAAAATAAAAAGCCAAACTGTAAAAGTTTGGCTCAAGATAATTACATATTATTAGACGCCGATTCCTGCAGGCGTAGTAGTGTCTTGGAATGTATATTGAATTTCTTTAATCTGATCACTAGTCAACGTAGCTTCTCCAGCTTGCGGTTTACCCTCAATAGTCAATTCTGACTCAATTTCTACAAGGTCTTCTACGTTAGCTGGCACTTTCCAGTTTGACAAGCGTCCAATTGCATAAAGAGCGCCATATTTACCGTCTGATTTTTTATCAGCCAAATCAATTTCCCAAACTTCGACCTTATAACCGTCAACTACTGATTTTTTAAGCATTTCGTTTAGGTCGTCTTTAGTACCGATAGCACTGATTGATAGTTTAGTTTCAAGACCTCCGTCAGCTACCACTGCACCGTCTTTAGTTTTAGTGCTATCTGCATCTCGTGAGTATTCCCACTCATGTTCTGTTTGTAGGGCAAGTTTAGCTGCCGCTGTTTTGTCTCCGAGTTTTCGGAACATTAAGATTTTGTCTTTACCCAAAAGGGCTTCATTGTTATCAGCCATTTTTTCCTCCTAATTAAATAAATTTGAAATAAGTATAGATGATAAAGTGGTATAAAACTTCATCTGTGCTATTGTCTCGATTGCTATCGATTGACGACTCGTTGACTTCTGCTGAAAACTGCTTGCCGCCAATTTTTTTGATAGCAAAAAAGCTAGACATTAACTGTCCAGCCATATCTGATAATGTTTTTCGGTCATCCACATGCCCCCAAACATGCACTGTAGACGATAAACGACCTATCAAGTGCGATTTTGTGGATTGTGGCAAGACCATTGTTTCCCCCATGACGACAAATGGGTAAGCTGCGTCATCTGGTGGCAAATAAGTGTAAGTGTTGTAACCTAACTCACAACTAATACGATACATTTCATCGTGAAGTAATTGATCTGGTTGTTTCATGTTTCATCCCATTTTGCCAATTCTTCAACCATCTTGGGTGCTACTTCGTCAAGAGCTGGTTTCATGAATGGCTGTGCCTCCATCTTCCGTGTTCCTACTTCGAGATAACCTGAGTAGCTAGTCAAGGCTTCTACAGTTGCTTTATCACTTTCAACTTGCAAAGTAATACTTCTACGAGTAGCACCAGTTGAATAGCCTTTGTTGAATTGTGCCCTATTAACAGCAGCCTCTTTCAGTTTTGAACCATACTTCCTAAGAACCTTTGAACGTTTTTCAGGAGAAGCGTTTTTTAGAAGACTTTGAGCCATTTCGTCCAATCCTTCAAATTCGATTGTAGCCATTATCTAACCACCTTATTAGCATAGATGACGTTACGACCAGATAGATAACTTCTGACAGTCACAGGCTTGTATTTGCCACCATTGTATTCAATCGTGTCAATTCCATCTGAAATAGTGCTTCTAAACCTAACGACTATGCTATTAGTGTTTAACAGATCTCCTAGCTCGGCTTGTAAATCAAGGCTAACACCAGTAACATTACATGCTGTTGTCTTAGTCCATTCCTTACCGCCTACCATACGTCCTAAATCAGGATCGTAGTGTTTTGGTGTCTTATCGATATATTTTAGCACTACTTTATCGGCATATCTCATAGAAATAGCACCTCACCCTCTTTAGCTTGTCCAGAAGTTCCGTATAGACGCTGAAGCATATCATCATAAGGCTTAAATTCGTTCTCGTTATCATAATAAGACATTGAATGACCATCTACTGATTCAGATTTAGCACCTTCTGCACCTCGACGATTGAAACGTTTGATGACACAGTCCTCGAAAATGAAAGCCAACTTGTCATCAATCTCTTCAACACCATATTCTGATTTGAAGTGGTTGACGACACGCTCTAATAGAATTTTAAGCAAGGCATCATCATTAGTATTAAGGTCAACAGAGACATTTTTTATAACTTTGTCTTTATCTAACGTCATCATGCCATACCTCGCTATTCAGTGGTCTTTTTAGCTCTAGTTTTCTTTTTTGGTTTGTCGTCTTTGACGTGTCCTAACTCAATGAGTTCATCAGTGCGTTCTCCATCGTACAAATCACCAGCGAAGTATACTTTTCCATCTGTTTTATCCTTAAAAGCTTTTAGTACGACATTCATAGTAGTACCTCTTAAACCGCAGGGATTACAGTAAGCATGTAAACATCATCCAAACGTTCGAATGATGGCAATGCTACCATTGAAACTTTAGTTTGAACGTTGACTGGGTCAGTAGTCTTAGTAGTTGTTACTGCGATACCGTTATCAACAATTTCAACTTCTGCATTAACTGTGTTGTCAGCGAAAAGATCTGACTCTTCTGGAGTTGTTCCAAAGACGGTATTTCCAAGTGGTCCGTTAGGGATAAGAGTCAAGTGACCGTCAGGATAGAATTTAGAAACCTCGCCTTTGTCGTTTCGGTAAGTACCATTTTCAAGAACGATAGATACACCAAAATTATCAGCGATATAGTTTTCAAGTTCTGCTTTAGTAACTGCTGAACCATCACCAGCAAGAGGTTTGATAACTTTAACTGTAGATGCAGCTTTGCGAATAAGACCAAATGTTTTAGCATTCATCACTGCACGTTCTGGGTTAAGTCCGAGCTCACGCGCAGTTTCAATAGCATCTTCCAAATCAGCAAGAGGTGTAGCGCCAGGTTCAGCCCAGCTTTTTGATACTTGTTTTTTGTGGTCTGGTTTAACACCATAATCGATATCTTTATTAACGCCATCGCTTGTAAACGCAATTTTACCTGTCGCAAGCACTTGCATACGCATAGCTTCAAGACGAGCGCGTGCACCATTGACAAGCGTCAAATTATCGTTGAAAATACCCGCTACAATTGTGTTAACCAATACTGCGTTTCCAGAATCTTTAACAAGGTTAAGCTGTTGACGGTCGTTTTCTTTAACAAGCATCGCTTCTTTGAAGAATGGCATTTGTTCGTCATGCATTTCAGCACTAACACGGTCACGAATTGTTACATTAGTATCAAAAGCTGCAGCTTTCAATGCAACAGATTGACCAGAAGCACCTTTAATGTAAGACAATTTAGTCCCAAGTTGTTTGCGTGCAGGGAAGATAGACTCACCCAAAGTTGAGCTAACATTCTCTTGCAAGGCATTGAAGTATCCAGCAATATTAGATGCTGTTACTTTATCGTAAATAAGTCCCATGTTTTAATAATCCTCCTCTTATTTCTCAGAGATAAATTTAACGAGTGGCAATGCTTTTTTAACAGTATCAGTTATATCTCCACCGTTAACTTTATCTTTGTAAACCTCACCAGCATATAGCACTGATACAGTGTTATCGATTGTCAAATCTACGTCATATAGAACGATTCCCTCAGGTTCAGTTTTGTTTTCTACAACTGATTTAGTGCGGTCATCGAAGATTGATCCGCCATTACCTGCTACGAGTGTACCTGCTTTGATGTATTTCTTACCATCAACCAATACACCCGGATAAGATGAGTCTACTGTCGCTGACACCGCTTTATAAGGCAATGAGCGAACAATGTTAGATGTGTCAAAAATTGTTGTTGTTGGCATTTAAAATTTCCTTTCTGCTTTAGATAAAACGAGCAGTCGTTACGTTCGTAGATTTAGCAAGTTGAGCGCCAAAATTATCCGTCTGAGTACCTCCAGCACTTGCGGCTTTTGGCGTGTTTTGACGGATAGTAGCTTTTACTTTCTCAGCTACTGCATCATTAAATACTTTCTCAAAAGTACCAACCAATTTAAGAGCTTCGGATGCGTTCTCAGCATGGCTAAACATCTCAGCCAATTCAACTGGTAATCCCTTTGATACAAGGTCTTGTTTAACTGCCATATTGAGTTTCTCAAATTCAAATTGTGCTACTTGTTTTTCAAATTCTGCTTTTTGGTCTTCAAATTCCTTGCTAGCCCGCTCAGCAGCAGATAGTTTTGAATAGTCTTGTTCTTTCTGTAACGCTTTGGCGATAGCTTCGTTTACTCGTTTTTCTTCGCCCTTCTTATGATTATTCAAGGCAGTTTGGACTGCTTTGTTCACAATGCTATCCAGTTCTGACTGTGATTGCGGCGCTTGGAAGTCGCTCGGTTGATTACTATCAACGTCTTGGCTTACTTCTACATCTTCTACCGTTTCAACTGTTGTGTTATCTGTTTCCATTTTGTTCTCCTATCTAGTCCCATAAGCTATACACTTTCTAAGCCACGATATGGTTAGCTACTCCCTATCTAGTCTTGTCTAGTGTACTCACCTACGAGCCACGCTAGTATTATTTATTTAGGGCTTAAAATAGCCCTATGCACCATTAGAGGCTCGCCCTCTACGGTTTCTTTAAAACATGGCGCACTATTCAACCTCAACGACTGCACAACGGCAGTATGGGTGAATAGGTGGAGCATTCGTTCCGATTTCCATGTCAGCAATTTTGACAGGATTCTTTTCTGTCTCTTTACCAATATCTTTGCAAATATCACATGCTCTCGATTCTGGCATGAGCTTGAAATGCTCAAAGCCATTCTCTTTCATGATGCTCTCCTGAGCTAACGTTTGCACTCTTGCGTGCTCTGTAATTGCCAACCGTTCAGCTTCTGTACGAGATGCATCCATATGTTTTCTGATACGTCTTGCAATCGTCAAACCGTTTTCACCTCGAATGAGAGCTCTTGTTACTTCTGTCTTCACAATTTTTCGTAACTGTTCTTGCCTCTTCCAGATACGCTCTGACCATTCAGCACCTTCAAAGTTAGCATTGACAGCAGCTTTCATATACTTTTCAAGAGTTTTACCACTCGGTACTGTCTGGTCAAGTAAGCTCTCTCTTACAACTTCACTCTTATAACCATTCGTCAGATAATCATTGGTTAATTGTCGTTCGCTCTCAGATAGTGCTAATAGTTCGAGCTCTAATTCTTGAATAAGCAGTTCTTGACGACCAACCGACATAGAGAAGTTATAGTCTTGAAGCTCTCTGTTAGCTTTTGGACTGAAGTCTTTGTCAGCTACATACCGTTTAGCTTTTGTTTCAAAAGCCTTGACATCAAAACTGTCTGCTTTTCGTTTAGCATCACTAACGCTTAATCCGTTTTTATTAGCGTATTTTTGAATGTACGCGTCTAGCTCTTTTCGGAGCTGTGAGAGTTGTAAGTTATATAGTGCTTCAAGTTCTTTCTTAAACTCAGCTTCACCCTTTTTGATGCTCGCTTCTCTCTCGCGTAGGGTACGTTTTGACCAGTAAGTCATTCATATGCCCTCTCAAAATCGTCTGTATGCGTTTCTTTTACCTCGTCGGTATATTTGCCTACGTGTTCATTAAAGTCATTAGAATACCCCTTAAAATCGATTTCAGACACTTCTTTATTTATTTTGTCCAACTCTTCGTTAGGACTCTCTACCAATCCTGAAAGACTAAGTGCAGTTTCTTGCGATACTTGACCACCCAATCCTGTCAAAATAGATACTTGCTCATTTAACGATTTTGGAAGGTTTGGTGTGAATGTGATTTTCAATAGACTTTCGTCAAAATCTTTAAACTCGTTAACTAATGAGCCAATACGAGCGGCAAGACGGTAGCGTCGTTTCAAACCTTGCGTAAATTGAGATTGCGTATCAACTCTATCTTGGTCTAACCCAAACAATTTGTATTTCAACGCCTCACCAGACGTGTTGCCGCTGAAATTTGTATCTGACATGTCTGGGATGTTAGTAAATATATGAATATCTCTGTTTAAACGTGTCTTATATGCTTCTGCACCAGACACGTCGTAAGACTTCGTGAGGTACTCAGCTTTGACTGTTCCCTCTTTGCCATCGGCTGATTTAGGAGGTTTAAGCTGCATAAGGCGCGTGCGTTTCATGTCACTAGCTTGCATACCTTTAGGCAAGGCAAGGTCCCCATAAATTGCAAGGATAGCGTCTGCCATATCGCTCATGTGGTTTGCTGTATCAGACTCTGCACTGTCGTATAAATCAATCAGGTAAAGCTCAGTCTCATAATCACCGATACCGTCAACATTGTTTAGAAACTCTGTAATTGGTACTGTACCGAATGCGTGAGTTGTAACTGAAATTTCATTAAAGTCATCTGATGCATCAAGCGTATAGATGTGTTCGTTTGTGTAAATTTCAACTACATCTTTTGCGTTTTGGAGCGTTCCTCGATTGTAGTATCTGACAGCTGCGATTGAATTATCTTCTAATGAATTGTCATAAATCACAAATGTTTCTAACGGGTTTAATCGCTTAATGCGTGTTTCGTCATACTCGTTACGATAGATAACTTCATAAGCTCTACCAGTTTGAGATAAGTCTCTGATAAGCGTTCTATTGTGTGAATCTATGTCGTTAATTCGACCTATTCGCTTAATAGTATCGTCATTTTGTGAGTTATTATCATTATCATCATATTCGACACGGATAGGATTTCCAGCTAAATAACCTGTTTTAAATTTGCTAATCATACGACCGTAGTTGTGCACAGCTCGTTTATCAGCCATTTCCCTATCTTTACGTCTTCCAAACTGAAGAACGTCGTGGTTTTCACCTCTAGCATAATCCAAAAGCTCTTGAATCCGTGGAGCTTGTCTCAATTTATGGTGATTGATGAAATTCTTCAACAATTCCCAATTATTAACCATGAGCTCCTCTAAGTTGTCTGCTCGATAACGAATGCGTGACTCTCGATGGAAACGTAAGTTCAAAACTAGGTCTTGTCCTGTACTGTCCGTAAATAATGTCTGTTCCATCATTCCTCCTAATTAAACATACTAAGCAAGTCGTCATAGCTTGCTCGTTCTGTACTACCGATGACATAATCAGAATATATAGCGTATCTCACACTATCAAGCACGTCATCAAACTCTTTTAATGGCTCGTCCTTCGTGCTGTTCTCTTTCCATCGATACTGGTATATCTCATCGAAAAAGCGAGGTACAAATCCCCGCTTAACGTATAATTTCTTTTCTTTAAATAATTTAGCGATAAGCTCGATACCAGCTATCACAGATTTGTTAGCGTTCATAATATCAAACCCTTCGTTTTCAAATCTTGCTACGTGTTCTGGGCGGGCACTATCAGCATAAAACGGAATGTTACCATAGATGCCAGTAAGCTTCCTTGCTTGCTCTACCCACCAGTCAATCTCTTTGAATTGTGCTGCTACGCCATCGACAAGATAGAAGTTATTATCTACTCCTTCACCAACAATCACGATAGATCCGTAGTGAGTATATCCCCAGTCAATACCCCCAAAATAGCGTTTCATTTCTGGCAATTCATCAACTACGTGTATCTTGCTGTCATAATCAGCATAGATAGCTCCCTCTGCTACTGTCCAGAGCCCTAGAATATCTCTATCGTAGAATTTACCTTTTGGGGTTGCTGCCTTGATAGAATCGATATAGCGTTTCGATAAGAACGTATTATCATCTAGCTTGAAACTAAAATCTATAATCTTTCCGTCGTTCTTACCGATATAATCTCGGTTAAGCCAATGATTCGGATTGTCAGGGTTGCTATCCCACACAACACGAGCACCATCACCAGAACAGCGTGAGATAATCTCTTTGAAAACAAGCTCATTTGCTAAAGATGCTTCGTTAACGTAAGCTCCAAAGGCTGTGAAACCACGTGCACGCTTAAGGCCACTTATTGAGCCAGTATAAACTTGCACGACTTTGACACCACAGAAAACGAAAGAGCCATGTTTATCGTATTTTGGTTCAAAGCCATACTTGTTATAAAGTTCTTGTAAGACGTTATTCTGAATTGCTGTTGAAGACGTACCTGCCAAAATGTAAATAGGCTCATCTATAGCCATACGGTCAGCAATCTTTCTTACACGGCTTAATTCAGTGACAAACGTATCATTGTTAACAACGGTCTTACCTGCTCGTTTGGCACCGTGAAGACCGCAGATAAACCAATCATGATTCCAAATGTAGTTAAGCACTTCTAACTGCCGTTTAGTATAGAGCTTACTCAAGTCCATCGCTTACAGCTCCTTTGATAAGGTTTAGGAAGCCAGCGATTTTCTCATCTTGTCCTTCATTGCCACCAATTTGAGACTTGAGTTTTTCTATTTCAAGCTGTAACTTCTCGGCTTGTTTAGTTGTTGGATAGCGTTTCAGAATTTCGGTGATAGCCTTGATAACGGTGTTATTATCAGCTTTCTTTGTGACACGCTCCACTTCGCCACTAACTGGGTTCATCATGACTATTTCTTCATCACGCTTTCCCCTTGCAATATCGGATAAAATGGATAAGGCTTCCTTGGCGTCCATGATGTTCTCGTTGTGCATTTTTTCAATTTCTGCGTTTATGGAGTTTTTTATTTCAACTTTTTTCAGCAATTTCTCAGCTTGCGCTCCAGAAGTTTTCGGACTATAGCCAGCATTGATAGCTGCTTGAGTTCCATTTCCAAGCTTGATATACTCGCTAACAAATAGCTTTTGTCGTTGATTTAGCCCAATAAATCCACCTCCTTAGTTGCTAGATTTCTTTGCATTAAATAAAGACAGCCCACAAATGAGCCGTCTTTCTTTTTCTCTTCGATAATATAATAATACCACTTTAAACACTTGTAAGATACCGTATTTTATCCGTCAAAATACCATTATTTCAGCGTTCTACGACTAATTGACCATTTCTATATAGCTCTGCAAATGCTAGGATAGAATGTTTTAGCAATTCTTGAAATGCTGTTCTCTCAAAACCAATAGCCTGTGCTATTTTCCAATTCGGCTGAGGCGGATAAGCTAGATATTTCTCTATAAGTATTCTGCGATAGTCTGGACGATATAGCCCATTAACCGCTTGCTCTATGGCTTCTAGCTCGCTCAATGCATCGACACGTCTTACTGCGATATTTTCCACCGGTTTATTCACTCCACTACCACCACGTGGCATAAAAGTAAATTCCTGTGTTATTTTCTGTTCAGCGCTATCGTGTGCAATCTCTCGCCATCTTGGATATTCTCGAAGTTTTCGTTTGCAACGTTTGACTGTTGCTTTCTCATCAATTTCCGGCAATAGCATTGTACTAACCTCTCTGATATAATAGTAGTGCTAACTTTCATAAAGTGCCGGCAATTGTGTCGGTCTTTTTTTGTTTTTTTTAACCAAGCAACAAACATTAAGAGGTTATGAAAAGATAAGAGTGTTTGTTCTTTGGTCTTTTATCACCCCCTCTAGTTTAAATTCCAGTCTGCTACCAGCAATGCAAGACTAGAGTAAAAAGTATGTATTGGTTTCCTCTTTTCTATAAAATATTTACTGGATTTGTTGTCAAGGCCTGTCAGCTTGACGTTTTGTCGAAAAAATTACCTAGTCTTGACAGACTAACGACTGACAAGGGAGTCGAACCCCTGACAGCCAACAAGAATAAAGAATTTGAATTATAGCGACAGTTACGCTGTTATCACCTCCAAACTTAATGTAATTAATGACTCATAGTGGATTCGAACCACTATAAGCCCATATAAATCGCTTTATATAACGCACGTTTAACACTTTCCTTTTCAAGACCTAAATCACCTTTAGTCCGATATTCTAAATAGATACGATCAACTTCGCTATCTAGGCTTTCTGGCCATTCGTACTTGTTAAAGACGTGCTTAGCAATCTTTCCGAATAATTCTCTTGATAGAAGTCCTTCTAGTTGGACTACTTTTCGAGGTGTTAAAATGCCAATTTCTGTATATATTGTGTTAATGGCTGTGCAAATCGTTTTAGCTTGTTGATTTGAACATCCTTTTACTTCCATGATGTAGTTAGCAAAGCAGTTAGGATGTGCTGCTCTTAACTCTTGGATTTCATTTCGATATTGAAGGAAAAGTTCCTCGGTAAGTCCTGCGTTAGTTTTATCACTATCTGTCTTACATGACCAACGTGGAGCAGAATAGTGCTCTGATAGATACTCTTGTAAGTCGTTAACAAGACCTTCCGTAAGGTACTCGCTCATATCATCCAACGTTGAGAAGGACAGTTTAGAACGCTCTTTAATCACCTTGTCAAACCTTTGACAATATTTTCTAGCATACTGTCGGTTGCACTGCTTAGTTTTCATTATGTGATGTGTGAAAGTTCTAGGGTGTTTCTCTTTCAATGCGTTAAATTCAAACACAAGCCGTTGATGTAACTCTTTAGTCAGTCCTGCGTAATTGTACTTACCGCTCATGAATCCTACGCCTCCACAACTGGAAAATGAATGTCACCAATAACTAGCGAACCTACACTGTAGTAAAAACCACCATTGCCATCGTTAGCCTCACACTCTGCCAAAGCTACTGGATTTTGATTGTGGTAAATAGTAACCGTATTATAACTTTCTGATGACCCGTCTTCGCATCCCACTGTTTCTTGTTCACCAATTTTAATGTCAGTGATAATAGCGTCTAGCTTTACATCTTTGAAGCTGCCTCCAGCATAGGCACAGCAATCATTTTCTGACATTTCAATAGTTACTTTTGTACCATCTTCAAGTTCTATGTGGTCTTTATCCCACTTAACTATACGTTTATATACCAAGAGCTCTTTAAGTTCTTCCAATGAGCCATACCTAGCGTTTCCAAAATCATACGAATCTGGCTTAAAGCTGTTTAGTAATTCAATAGTTTTTGTCATCTTAATTTCCTTTCAAATAGCTAGGGATATCATCTCCAACCTGTACGTTATCATACTGTTCCTTACTGACAAGGAATTTACCGTAAGCACCGCAATCTATTGTGTATAGTTTACCTACCATCTGCTTACCTGTGATTTTACCATGCAATACAGTAGCGTTATCAACCTTATGCACCACAATAGCTTCCACAGGTCTATTTGTCACTCTTATGATGGTAGTCACGTTGATTACTATTGAAATTAGTAGTAAGGCTGTTAAAACCCTTAGCTGGTTATCTCGTTTTTGTTTTCTTGACAAAGTTGTCATCAATCATTACTCCTTGTCTGTCCTTAATGTTGTTATAAGCGATTTTAAGGCACTCCTCAACGTCGTAACCAAGTTGTAGGCATAATACCACTAGGGTAACAATAGAATCGCCTATAGCGTCTTTTAGAGCCAATTCTGGGTCATCAAAATCGTTAGGCTTTAGAAACACGTCTCTAATCTCACCGACTTCCTCAGTAACCTTCATCCACTCAATTTTAGGATTTCCTTTATCCAGTCCATGACTAATAGCCCACTCGTTAATTTTGGCGATTAGATCAGTGATACCGTTATTTACTAATACACTATCAAAACCTAGAAGATATCCCGTAGATACTCCGAAGAAATCAGCAATTATTTCCCAAGCAATTTCTTCTCTAGGTAAACGTTTGCTATTCTCGTAAGAAGATAATTGCCCAGTAGAAAGTGATAACCCATATTTTTTCTTTAGTTCTTTACTTAGTTCATCTAGTGTTAAACCTTTTGTTTTTCGTAACTGCTTAATTCTATTCACTTATTCCACCTCCTCAATTTCAATACCTTCGCAATCAAATACCCATCCAAAATCAGCTTCTTCAAGCTCTTTGCGAGTGTGGCTCGTATAGCGCGTGTTACTTTCTTTCTCACACCACAAATACCAATTTTCACGTGTCCAGTTGCAACATAGATGTTTATTAATATTTAGACCTTTAAAAGTAACCTTGTATCTAGGCTCTTTCTCGACATTATATCCGTTTACCCATGCTTGAACAAATGTATCCACGCTTTCTGCGAATAGCCAATCTTGAACATCTCCATCAGGTGCTTCAAGTATAGCTCCTACCACCGAAAAAGTTCCATCAGACTTCACCTTTTCAATATAATCAGCCACATACTTGGGCACTACTGGTTTAGGAATAATTTCATCATATAGTTCCTCAGCGTGTTCTATTGATATGTATCCTTCTCTTGCAATCTTCTTAACTGCTTCATCTTTTGTCATTCTTACGCCTCAACCATTTCTACTGTATATAATCTTGAATTTCTATATTTAACCCCTCTCAAATGATGCAATCTATTGATAGCGTCATCCTTATTCTCATAAGTTTCTACGTCGTCTTCCATGTGGTCATAATATACGATAACTTTATATCTCATAACTTAACTAACCTTCTTCCATCTTTTTCACTTGTGCGTTTAGCGTATGATGGTGTTCCGTATACAGTAACGGAATGCACTGAAATTCCTAACTGTTTAGCAATCTCACTTTTAGTTCCCATTGCTATGATTTCTTCGCCTTTATATAAGGCAAATTCCTTTACTTGCATAGTTCTCCCATCCTTGCTAACAATTCCTCGTCTGGTAACTGTTCTAGTGTCAGTATCCTGTTGAGTTTATTTGTGCTTATTCCTAACTTAGAGCTGATAAATTCCATGTCTTCGTGGTTATCCCAGAACCATCTTGAAAACTCTTGTGTCTCCTCTAGCACACTTATATGTTCATAATGACCTGGTGCATATATACCAACCAGTTTGTCTTTAACATTTTTTCTCATTTACTATATCCATTGCATCTTTTACACTTCTTGCCACACCAACCAGTGCTCCTCGTTTTTTCATGGCTTCCATAAACTTCTTTTGGTCATCTCTCAAACGACCTTTTTCATTTTTTACTTCGATGAAGAATATCTGTCCATCTGGTCTAAAACCGAATAGGTCGCAAAAACCTTTTGGTGCTCCAGTGTCGAACCAACGTCCATCTGCCATTCTGACTTTACCAACGTTAATTCTAAATACCATGTTGCCAGCCTTGGATAATTCCACTCGTATTTGATTTTGAATTAGTGATTCTGTAGCCATTCTTTATAAATGCTCACAATCTGTTTGTCAGTATAAGCCATACTTGCTTGTTGGAATAAGCAGTTACGAAACGTATCTACATAAACTTCATCACCCTTTGTCGCCCAATTATCAAAAGGGTCATCGATAAATAATTTTGTTTCCTTATCGATATGTTTGTCAAAGAATTCTTTCAACCATTTTTTCTTTTCTGGAGTTGCCTCTTTGTTATCTTCATATTTGATAAACGCAACAACTTTGATGCCATAATCTTCATCGGTCCAATAGTCTTCTCCAACCTTTTCAAAATGTACCGGAATAGCGTTGCATTGCACATCTATAACTGTTGCCGCTTCAGAAAAATCTTTGATGTAATTACTAATATTTTCATTAGGTTCGTGTTCTTGATTAATCTCTAAGTATTGAATTTCCATTTTTTTCTCCTTTTGTTACTCGATTACAGTAACAGTTACTTTTACTCGTAACCACCGCAAACCCCTTATATATCAAGGTTTCTGGCCACTTTAGTTACTTAGTTACACGTTTTTTTAAGTCTCTCTCTATATATATTTATTTATTTATTTATTTATTTATAAATATATTTAAAAGTAGTAACTAAGTAACTAAAGCAACCGAAACCCTTTATTTTCAATGGGTTTTACGGTTACTTGTTGCAATAACCTGCGGTTACTGAGTAACCATAACCACTACTGCTGCTTTCTTCGCCTCGTTTTCGTCCCAATTAAAATTGAAATCATGCCAATAAACTGGCTTATCTTTAGTTGGGTTAAAAAAATCAAGAGGTTTTTGTCTATCTTTTATCCAACCAACTGGTAAATTCTGTGCCAACTCTTTTTCAAAGTTAGATTTTTTAGGGATAGTATGATTACCCTCGTGACACCATGAGCGGTATACATCCCACAAGAATCTAACTGGAATACGAGTGGAAACGACATCTGACAAATATTCATTAAGGAATTTATAAACTGTGTTATTTTCTTCCTTGAATTCTTGCATACGTTCTTGTGTCGCTTTTGGTTCACTGAATTTATCGAAATCTAAATTAATAGCTTTCCAGAGCACATACTCTAAAACTTCTTTACGATTGATGTAATCATCTTTGATTGCCCAATTATCATCGTTGATGCCAAATGTTTTCTTGAATGGGATAATCACGATACGTCGATATGTCCCGTTTGATTTGTTTTTAAACACTGGCATAGCGTTGGTAGACTGGATAACTGTTTTCTTAAATTGTGCTAAGTAGGGGTTTTCTCCTTTTTTCTCAATCGAAACAGGTTCACCAGTGACAACTGAGTTAAAATTAGAAGATTCATCTACGTATATACCAGCTTGGACATCATCCCCGATGATAACTGTCTTACCTTCGATAATGGCAAGACCGAAACGCTCTGAAAATTGGTTAAGTTTCAAGGGAGCTACGTTTTTTAATCCAACAAGATTGCTAATTAACTGTTGAAACGTACCTTTACCGTCATTACCGTTACCGACCAACCAAATTGATTTTCGATAAGAGTGGTTACCATTCAGCGATGCTGCAATGACTTGCCATAGTAATTCGACAAGCTCACTATCACCACTCATTAAATCAAGCAACCAACTATCAACATCCCATCCATTTATTGTTGGTTTAGGGGCGTTCTCAACTAATTCTGTTTCAATTGTACTGAAGTTAATAAACTTATAGTCAAACGATAACAGTTTCTTCTTTCGCTTATCATAGATGCCATTCTTAACGAGTATAAAGCGTCTTACGTCTCTATACTCTGGTTCAAAGTCCATATACATGTTATTATATTCATATTCCCTGCTCATGTTTGATAGCAAGAATAGAACATTGCGGCATTTTGTTTCATTGAATGTGGGTTCTAAGACATAGATAAGCTGGTAGGCATATCTGTAATCTTTTTGGTAGTATCCACGCTCTGGATCATATATAGCTACTTTCCCATTTTCGAGGGTAATAACATGAGTGTATTTATTTAAACCTTTAGCTACTGCTAATTCTGGCAATGCCTTTGGTTCTTTTTTATCTGGATTTTCTTCCTTGAATTTTTCAAACCAGTCGTTTCGGTAGGCTTTAAGCTTATTCTTAATTCCCTCTCTGCTGCTCGGTTTACCTGGTGAGAGACTAGAGCTTGCAAATTGTTCTCTGTAATAATCGAAATCAATCGTTGTCAATTCCAATCCTCCTTATCTCTTTGTCTAACATGCTCTTAAATGTCCTTTCAAATTCCTTATCGCCCAAAGGCTCTTGGGTGTTGTTGTTTGCCATCTTTGCAAGATGATAAGTGATTTCTGGGTCAACGCCTCTAAGGAGTAGCCCACCGACAAACTCGGCAAGTGCATTGTTTCGACCTCCTTTGTCTCCAAAACCTAGTAAGATGCTCTCGAATAACTTTGTGGTTTTTGTACTTCTAACACAGTCACTAGCAAACGATGAGACTTCATAGCTTAATGGTTCTGGTTTCATTTTCTGCAATACTTTTATCAACGCAAGAGGTGCTTCTGTTATGCTTCCATCTTTTGGCGAATGCACTGTATCCCATTCATAGTATCCTTTGGAATTATTGGACGGTGGCACTAATATATAGTTATTAACGTGTGCCTTGATATCTACTCCCTCAATCATCCCAATATTTTGCGATATAGGATGGTTGGGGTCTTTTTTTAAGTAGATATGTCTCCCACCGCTGGGGGTTATAGCTTGCAATGTTGGGGGTATAAGTCTTGCATGTTCCCAATTCCTTAAATTAGTTAAACCGTCAACATCGCCATGCATGTCCACGTCAATGACAAAGAATGTATCTGTTTTAAGTGCAATGTTAGCATCTGGATTATCTCGCCACACCCTCCGAATGTCGTTTTCAGTCATTGGTGGTTTGTCAGCGAAAGAAATAAGAGGGGTTTTGCCATTCTTTGATATAGGGATAACAGAATAGCCCATGCGTTGATAGTTGATTGCGTAATCAACCATCTCCATAATTAGAATGGAAGGTCAATTTCTGAAATCTCAGTATTAACTTCTGGAAGTGGGATATCGGTAACTTCCAAACGTTTAACGTTTAGATTTTCGTAGGTTTTACCTTGCCACTCAGATTTTTCGTTTTTAACGGTAACTTTAAGAGCTTTTCCTTCCAACTGGTTGAGATAATCTTCCAAGCTACTAAATTTAGTACCATCAGGAATTCCTGCGGCTTTAGCAATGTTCATGATAGAAGCTACTGGATATTTTCCGTCTTCTTTTTTAGCAAAGATACGATAGAAAATAATGTTATTTTGGAATTCTTGTTGGAAGTCCTTGCGAATACGGAAACGGATGTCAAGGTAGTCAGCTCCTCCTTGAGTAGCATCTTGTTTTGCTAAATCAATAGTAACTTCGTAAGTACCGTCTTTGATAGATCCGAATTCTTTTGCTTGTGAGTAATCAATTGTAAACATAGTTTTTTATCTCCATATATTTTTTTCTTTTTGTTGGTAATAAACCCAACCGGGCTTATATCCGTGTTGTTTAGCGAACTCTTTGAGTTCTTCTACTGTTTGGCATTGGTCACTAGTAACGAAAGTTTCAACTTTACTAGCAACCTCTTGCCGTCTTTCTTCGAGTTCTATTTCTCGAATTATTTCAACTTCTTCTTTTGTCGGTTTGTTTTCGTGACCACACATCGGACAGATACGTTCAGCACTCCAAAAAGTTGCGTAACATTCATCACAAGTCCGAGTTGTTGGTTCACCGAGTTTAAGTTTTTTCTTGGTTTTATTAACACCTTTTATTGACCATTCACGGTCAGCGTTTGGAAGTCCATGCCTATCTACATTTCCAACGTGGTCGATGATAATAGCTGTTTTGCCCTCTCTTGGGTTTAAAGCCCTCATGGCAAACTGTAAATAGAGTGATAACGATTGAGTAGGTCTTAACATGATGCAAACATCAACGTTTGGAAGGTCAATTCCTTCAGTGAATAGCTCACAATTAACCATTATTGTAAGTTTTCCGTCTCTAAAGGCTTGCATTGCCCTATCTCGCACCTCTGGTGGCGTTTTACCACTGATTGCGATAGAAGTATAGCCTTGCTCGTTAAACGTGTTAGAAACGCTCTCAGAAGCTTCTACGCTATGTGTATATACTATAGCTTGTTTGCCTTTGGCTAACTTCTCATAGTGTCTTATAACGTCACCGTAAATCACACGTTTCATTGTGTCGTCTACAGATTTCTTAGTAAACTCTCCACCACGTTTTTTTAAGTTTGTGGTGTCAATTAAAGAAGGGGCGTAATATTTAAATGGTGCGATGTTTCCGTTGTCTTGTAGCCATTTTACTGACTTACCAAGAACGATGTCGTCTGCGATATCATCAAACCCACTGCCATCTAGTCGGGCAGGTGTACCAGTAAACATGAGAACAATGCTGTTAGAATAGTATTCGATAATTTTGAGATAGGTTTTAGCTTTAACGTGGTGAGCTTCGTCAATTAATATAATCGAAGGCTCTTGTATCCTATCTAGGTTTCGTGCTATCTTAGTAACACTATCAATGGTTACTAAGTTCATGTCAACGCCGTTACGCTTAAAGGTATTAACTACTTGTTCATTGATTTCTTTTCGATGACTAAAGAACAGAATAGTGTTACCTTTATCTGTCGCACCTTTGGCAATGTGAGCCATCACCACGGTTTTACCGCTTCTAGGTGGTGACTGCACCATGATACGCTTATTACCTCTTAAGATTGATTGCTTGATATCATTAACAAGGTCACTCTGGTAATTCCTTAGTTCCATCTAAATCACCAAATTTAAAGAGGTCTTCAATCTTGCAAGCTGTTCGATTATCGAGGCGATTCTTAGCGTAAGTACCTTCGCTGCCTTCCAAAATAAGTCCACGTGCACCTGTTTTAGCATTAACCACAATACGTCCAACGACATCGGTAAGCCCTAATAGTTGGTTGAGTACACTAGCCCTAATCTGTGGTACATACTGAGTTAAAATCTGACCAGTTTCTAAATTGAGTTCGTGGGTGTCTTCCCAAGCTGTCACATAAATATTGATAGGCTTGCTGTAGATAACAGTCAATACTCTCAAGAAGTAATTTGTCCATTGAGAGTAATGTTGAAGCTCATTACTGATACCGTTCTTTGACTTGCGACCTTGCTCAATAAACCAATCTGATTGAAAACTTGAAATGTTATCGATAACAAGGTTTTCATAGTTTTTGATTAAGTTATCTGCTTGGGTTAGAAACTCTGTGATAAATTCAGTTGGATGCTCACGGTCAAAATCTATGATATCCACGTTCTCAGTGCCAGCTAGCACTTTTGAAGAATTATCTAACGACAACACCAAAGTTTTTCCAGGCATGTTTTTTATCAGGGACGTTTTCCCTAATCCAGCCTTACCATAAATCAGTATTCGCCAATTCTTGGTTCGCTGGATATCATTTGCTCTGATAATTTTCATCTTATGTTAAGATTTCTCCTTTCTTCAAGAGTAGCTCCCTCAATATGCTTTCCAGATTTAAGTAACTCTTTGAGTGTTTTCTTGTCTGGCTTATAAGTCGCTATTTGATATTCCTTTGGAAGTTTTTCTTCGTTAACAACCACCGCTTCAGATTTTCTAAAACCAACTTTAAATAGCGTGGTATCGACTCTGGTTTGACCGGTTTCAGCCATACTAACCGCAAGCGCTGTTTTTAGTTTGTCAATTTTTGATTGATCAGACTTATTTAATCCGTCTAAACGTTTCTTTTCATTTTTGCGAGCTTCAATGTCTGCCTCAAGCGACTTAATGACTTTGACATATCCTTCTACTTTATTTTCGTAGTCTGTAGTCCAGTCAATTGCTTCGAGGGTGTCTAATTTTGTTTCATCATCGACATCCATATTATAAATTTCAAGTAATTGATCTGTTAATTCATATAATGTTGCCATAATTTAATTCCTACCTTCCCACCACTTCAATTGTTGTAATTTTAGATGTTTTCATGGTATACTCCTTTTAAGTTGTTTTATTAAGCATAGGCCATTACCTGTGCTTTTTTTAGTGCTTCAATCCGCACCCATCCCCTGATGTACTTCGAATTATTCAATTTTAAGAAGGTAGTTTTGGTTTTATTTATATTTATTTTGGGGTATAAGGTTGCACTCCGCACACCAGGGTGTGGCTACGGATTGAAGAACAGTAACTATTATTTCATTAATAATTGCTCACGTTTATGACGTTCTTCGTATTTGCGTTCGTTTACTTCGTATGGTGTCCATACTGGTTTTTGTTCTTTCTCATCTTTAGATAAAATCCATTTAAATAAGTTTTTCATTTTTTCAAATTCCTTTCTTTCCTTAACTGCACTAAGGGACTAGTGATATTTTTTTAATGATTATGCTATATCTTGCCAGTGATTGTTAAACCACTGTCTTACTTGGTCTCTTGGATATCTAACTTGACTACCACGACCTTTATCAATCTTTGGGAAACCGTCAAGATTAGTTATCCGAAGGAATTCGGTATAGTTACCGATTCCTAACATTTCTTGGCACTGTTTAGCAGTTAAAATCAGTGGCAGTGTTTGATCTATGTCAAACGCTTTTGATTTGTCTGCTATGACAGTGGTCAGAAGATTATCGAATCGGTCAGCCAATGGTTTGAATGGATCTGTCATTCATTGCTCCTTTCTAATTATGTTCAATATCTTGAACTTTATATCTAAAAAAATATGAATTAATTTCATCACTTGGAATTTGTAACAATTCGCAAGCTTTTGAAATCTCTGACTGTTGCCAGCATCGTTTGTTGTTTGTCTTGGCAGATATTGATTTTTCAGACAAGTTCATGCTTTGTGCGAACTTTTTCTTTGTGCCAAAAACTTCAACAATTTTTCCATTTAATTTGGAATAATCATATTTGTAAATCATAGTTACTCCTTTCTTTTTGTTCAACTTCTTGAACTTTATGATTTTATTATAGCACCTCAAAAAACAAAGTCAAGTCTTTTTGTTCATTTTTTTGAACTTTTTTTACTTTTTTCTTGAACTTTATGAAAATATACTATATAATACACTCATGAAAGGTGATGTAATTATGAAAGAAAACACAGCTCAAAGATTGGCTCAAATAATGAAAGAACGGAATTTGAGGCAAGTTGACATTCTTAGACAGTCGGAAAAATTCCAAAAAGAATTAGGAATAAAACTTGGTAAAAGCGCCCTCTCTCAATATGTTAGCGGAAAGTCTATTCCAGACCAAGATAAATTAGTTCTTCTATCTAAAACACTAGGCGTATCAGAAGCTTGGTTAATGGGATATGATACTAATGAATCAACTGATGTCAAAAAAGAATCAATCGACCTTTCAAACTTGCGTGAAAAAGTCGTAATGTTTGACGGAAAGCCATTATCTGATGATGACGTTAAGAAAATAGAACAAATTATTAGACTGTCAATTGAGGTAACGGGAGATGAAGATTGATGAGCTTTTAAAAGAATATAAAATATCGTTATTCATTTTCCCTGCCGAACTGTGGGAAAGGTCTGGGTTCTACTTTCCAGACTTAAGACGAATATATGTTAACGGATCATTATCTAAACAAGAGCGTGAAAAAGTCATCTTACATGAAATCGGTCATGTCAACCATGACCCAAAACATTATAAGAGACTACTTTTACAATATGAAAATCAAGCTGATAGATTTATGATTCGAGAATTACTAGTTGATTATTTAAAATCTACTGATATCTACGATTTTAATTGGGTTCGCTTTGCTGCACAGTATAATATTTCCACTACTTGGGGCGAAGCGATGATACAAGATGAATTTAGGAAAATTCAGCAAAGTGTTATTTAAAAAAAAGGAGAAAATGAAAATGAAAATGGATGATGTTAGAAATGTACCTACTTACTTAAAATTCGAAACAACTTTTGGCTGTACTTTTGGTGGGCTTATTTTAGGTTTTATCTTTCCTCCTTTTTGGTTATTAATGTTTGTGGGTGTTGCTTTACTCTTCGCACGACTTTTTTGGGAGATAAAACACCCTATGACTAAAGAGCAAAAAGAACAATTAAAAATAGAACGAGCAAAAGCTAAAGAGGAATTTCGAAAATCGAGAAATGAGTTTAAAAAGGCAATGGCAGAAGCAAGAGCTGTAAAATGCCCTTATTGCAAAAGTACGGACGTTGAATTTATGGTACAGCAAAGAAAAAGCTTCTCAATTGGTAAAGCCGCTGCTGGAACTATTATGACTGGCGGTGTTGGTGCTCTAGCTGGTTTTGCTGGAAAGAAGGGTAAAAAAGAGTGGCACTGCAAGAACTGCGGTGCAGTCTTTACTACTAAATAAAAAATAAAACAAAAAGCCCCACACTCTCAAACTTTGAGAATCATGAGTGCAGGGGTTCTTTTATTAGAATTTTGGTTATTGTGTAAATCTATATTTTTTGGGGGATTAAATAAATGGCATCATACCGTAAACGCTCAAATGGGTGGGAATATCGTATAAATTATTACGATTCTACTGGTAAACGCAAACCGAAAACTAAGGGTGGTTTCAGGACTAAATCAGAAGCTATCAAGGCTGCTGCTGAGATGGAACTTAAGCTACAAGATAACGTCAATGTCGATGAAGATATTACTCTATACGATTATTTTAAACAGTGGTGCGGGGTTTATAAGAAGCCAACTGTTTCGAAAATAACTTATAAGGCATATATCAACAGTCAGCGCAAGATAGAGTTATTTTTCGGCGATAAGAAGCTGAAATCTATTACTGCCACTGAGTACCAACGTGTGCTGAATAGTTACGCTAAAACTCATGCTCAAGATACTGTCGAGCGTTTTAATGTGCATGTCAAGGCGTGCATTGAAATGGCTGTGCATGAAGGATACATCAAGCGTAACTTTTGCAAGTTTGCTAAAATAAACGCAAAGAACAAAGGGCGTGATATTGAAACGAAATTCCTAGAGGTCGAAGAATACGAGCGATTGATCTACGAGACGAGCAAGCATCCAGAGTATGCGTCTTATGCAGCACTCTATATCATCTCAAAAACAGGTATCCGTTTTGCTGAGTGCCTGGGCTTAACAGTGGATGATATCAAACGAGATACTGGCATGCTATCAGTCAATAAAACATGGGACTACAAGAACAATACTGGATTTATGCCCACAAAAACAAAAAGCAGTATCCGAGAGATACCGCTTGATGATGAATTTATAAATTTTATTGACCAACTGCCACCAACCGATGATGGTAGACTACTACCCTCACTATCCAACAATGCAGTTAATAAGACATTGCGTAAAATCGTTGGTCGTGAAGTACGTGTCCACTCATTAAGGCACACTTACGCTAGCTATTTAATTGCCCACGATATTGACTTGATTTCTGTATCGCAAGTTTTAGGGCATGAAAATCTGAACATCACGCTTGAAGTTTATGCTCATCAATTGCAAGAACAAAAATCACGCAACGACGAAAAGATAAAACAAATGTGGACAAAATGTGGACAAAACGCTTTAAAACCGCATGGTTAAAGGCTTTAAAATGTCCCCTGCC